GGGACACGTAATAGCAAAATGCACAAAATTTTCTTCCCCAACGGCTAAATCTTTGTGCAAAATGTCAATAGACACAATATATAGTAGTTAGTCAATGCTATCTATAAGAAATCCCTCCCTCTGCACTCGGTAGGGTAGGGGAGTACAGCAATTTTTACAATGTAAATAGCAACATATGCAATTTAGTGTATGGTATAATATAGACAATGAAAGAAACAAGAAACAAGAAAAGGTGATTATTATGACACGTAAAGAACAAAATATTATTCTTGATCGTCTTAATAAGTTACAATTGACGGTAGATTACAATAATGATCTTTATCGTCAAACCGGGGACGAATTCTACAATACATACGCCGACCTTTATCGGGCTATGCTGTTTGGCGTCCGTGGTATTGCTATAGAGCTTGGACTTGTTGGTAAAGATTGAAAGCGAGGTAAAAGACCATGAAAGAAATTAAGATTAAAATCACTTTAACCGATGATAACATTACTCTTGATGGTAAGAACTTAATTGATCTTTCTGACGACGACATCATCTACAGTATTAAGATGCTTGTTAGTCTTGCAAAGATTCTGAACATTTACAGAAAGGAGGTGCAATAAATGGAAATGCGTAAATTTATTATCGAGATACACCCCGACGGCACGTTGACGTGCTGCGAGTACGAGGACCAGAAGGACGCTATACGAGCCGCAGAAGATCGGGCCTGGTTGGCCGGTTACAGGCAAGCTATCATCCATTGCGACGAGCAAGTACGCACACTTGATGGCTTTAAAGGAACTTGCGTTTCAGCCGATCTCATGTATCAGGGCGCGGCTCGTGTGCGTGACGGGGTGAGGGCCATGTACTCCTTATATAACAAGAAATAAGTCGAAACGGCCTTAGGGCCGTCTATCGGGACCGCCCGCCCGGTATTGATAATGACAGGGCACATAATGAAAGGAGTTATATTATGTCTGAAGCGATGATGAAGTCCGAAAACAATGGTGCTATGATGGTGTCCGATGTGATGAATACCGGCGTTGGGTACACCGATATGAACCTCTCTGACCGCTCTGCCGCAGTTGCATTCTACAATGCCACGAGCAACCCCGCCAATAAGCTGAAGGAGCACGTCAATGAGGTGCTGTCGCTGGTCCATGTGTCTGTTGAGTGCGTGGAGGTCAGCAAGGACGATGTTCCCGAGGGCAAGACGATTGCACCCCGCGTTGTCCTCATTACCGAGGACGGGCAGTCCTACGCCTGTGTTTCCGTGGGCGTGTATCAGTCTCTGAAGCGGATGTTTACGCTGCTCGGCACTCCTGATACGTGGACGGAGCCGGTGCGGATCAAACCTGTGCTGATTAGCACCAAAAAGGGCCAGGTTTTGTCTTTGAATCTGGTTTGATCTACCAGATGGCCGCCGCACATGCGGCGGCCATATTTATTATAGGAGGCCCCATGAAAAGTAAAGATAACAGAGTATCCTTGCTTAACTGCGACGATTCTTTGATCTACCTCGCAACGGCCATTGTATATAGTGGAGTCACAACCAATGATGTCAAGTTTTTCCGCTCTGAATGGGCCAAAATCATTTTCAACGGATTGGGCATTGAAGCGGATCCTTTGAACTGGTATTATATGATAATGGATAGAAAGGAGCGCGAGAAGCATGGCAGTAGGCGCAGCTAAAGCAAGTGCAACCCTTAAATACAGTGCCGAGCTATATACCCCCTATGCGTTGGAATCGTGGCCAGATAATCAGATGCGCAAAGAATACACCCGACTGCGCGATATTGCGCAGAAACGTATTAAGCGCCTATCAAAAGACCCCATCAGCGGCACAAGCGACGTTTATAAAGAATTTGCCGGAGGTTTCCCAACTCTAAAGGCACTGCAAGGAGACCGCAAAGCATTGGAACAGGCGCTAGCGGATGTAGCGCGTTTTGTGCGTTCTAAAGGTTCCACAGTAGGCGGTGCCCGTGAGGAATTCAAGCAAAAAATGAAAGTCGGTGGTATTGATGTAGCCGACGTGCCCGAGGATCAGTACACGGCCTTGTCGGAGTGGTGGGAGATTGTGAAAGCATCGGGCGTATATTACTATCCGTCCGATCAGCCGGTTATGTACTGGCGTGAGAAAGGCGGCTACAACGTCAGTATCGACGATTATGTACAGTGGCAGCAAGGCGAGGTCAACTATGGTAAAGAATGGGACTACAGCGACGGCAGCAGTTCCGCCGACCTGCGCGGAGGTTTTGGCGGAGGCTTGTAATTATAACCCTGTCCCGTGGCTTATGGAGCATTTAGACCGCAAGCACACAAAAGGCAAGAAACGCAAAACAAACAAGAACCGCTTATATGTGAATATGCCGTGTGCGTTTGATATTGAGACTAGCCGAGTATGTGTTGATGCGGACGGGAATCCCCATACCATAATGTATATATGGCAGTGTCAGCTTGGTTTGGATATTACCATTATCGGCAGGACTTGGGACGAATGGCTGCACTTTACAAGCATAATCAGCGATTACTTGCAAGCAAACAGCGGTCCGCAGGGTGAGTGGTTTCTGTGTATGTACGTTCACAATCTTGCACATGAATTTCAATATTTGTCGGGTGTTCTGGATTTTGGCCCGGGTGATGTGTTCGCCAGCAAGCCACGCAGGGTCTTAAAATGCGACAATCGCGCTATTGAATACAGATGCAGTATGCGGCATAGCAATTTGTCCCTTGATGCCTGGGGCAAACAGCTGGGGGCCCCTCATGCCAAACTGACGGGGGCGCTTGATTATTCAAAGGTGCGGTACCCATGGACTCATTTAACGTCTACAGAATTAGCGTACTGTATCAATGATGTCAGGTGTATTGTGGAGTGCTTGTTAATCGAGATGACCCGAGATGGGGACGACCTCTATACTTTGCCCTTGACTCGTACCGGCTATGTCAGACGAATGGCCCGTGAGGCTATGTACGATTGGGGCATTAAACGGGCCAAGCGCCTTTTGCCGTCATGGGACCTTTACCAGATGTTGCGGGAAGCGTTTAGGGGCGGTGACACTCACGCAAACCGCTATTATGTAGGGTTACATTTGGAAAATGTCGGTTCCGTGGATATGTCGAGTGCGTACCCTGCCGTACAATGTGAATGTTATTTTCCTATGACTCCATTTAGGCAGGAACCGGCCACCGTAGAGCGGTTAATGCAATGTATGAGGCACGGCAAGGCGTGTCTGATGCGCTTGCAAGTGAAAGGTTTGCGTCAGTGTTTCAAGTGGTGGGGGTTCCCATATATCCCCCTTGCAAAGGTTCGGCATTGTGAAGGATACATTAACGACAATGGGCGTCTGCTGTCTGCTGAACATTTAGAGATCACCATAACCGATATAGATTTTAGAATCATTGCCAAAGAATATGATTGGGACGCTCTTAACGTTATGGACCTCTACACGTCCGATTATGGCAAACTGCCAAAGCCCTTGACGGATTGCGTAAAAGAGAGTTACACCGGCAAGACATCCCTTAAAGGTGTTTCCGGTCAAGATTTGTATTATGTTAAGGCCAAGGGCGATCTCAATAGCTATTACGGTATGACTGCACAAGACCCCTTGCAGCTGGACACACTTTTTGACGAGGACGACCCCGACAATCTTTGGAGTGAATGCACCGACGACCCGGAGGGCAGTTATAACGAGCATCGCCCCCACTTGTTTTTGCCTTACCAATGGGGCGTATGGACAACCGCTCACACCCGCAAGCGCCTAAAAATAGCGCAATGGGCCGCGGGCAAGAATGGTGTGTACTGCGACACTGACAGCGTCAAATATATGGGCAATATTGATTTAGCGGAGTTTAACAAATCTGTGAAACAGCTTGCAAAAGACAACGGTGCTTGCGCTACAGACCCCAAAGGCAATACTCACTACATGGGCGTGTATGAGCAAGAGCGCAGCTATGCGGAGTTTATGACGTGGGGCGCTAAGAAATACGCTACTACCTATAAAAAAGGCGGGCCGATCACTACTACCATAGCAGGAGTCAGCAAGCGGAAAGGCGGTTTGGAGCTGGCCCTGTGGGGTGGTTTTGAGGTGTTCAAGCCCGGCTTTACGTTTTGTCTTGCCGCCGGAAATCAGGTTATTTATAATGACCGGCCCAATGTGCCCGATTTTGTGGTTGACGGGCATACGGTGCATATAACCAGAAACCTGTGTATTTGTGATAACACCTACACATTGGGCATTACAGACGAATACGCAAAGATACTTGGGTACAAGATTATGGAGGTTGTCTGATGATTAAACTGTACACTGATGAAGGATGGCCGAACTTTTCTGAAAAGGATGGCATTTTGTCCACCGGAGCATCTATTATTTTTATATGGGGCGGACGTGGTACCGGCAAGACCTACGGAGCGCTAAAGCACGTCCACCAGACCGGCAACGAATTTCTGTATTTGCGCCGCACGCCGCAGCAAGCGGAACTTATTTGTGCGTCACCCAGTATGTGGCCGTGGTCGCCTTTGAACGATGATTTACAAACACATTATGCTCCGTTCAAATTGCCTAAAATTGCCGGTCTGTATGAAGTGGGAAATGCAGGGGCCTACACTGATACAGGAGCGCCCATAAAACCGGCCAAGATGTCGGGCGTAGTGGGTAGTGTGGTGACTCTTGCTCGCACCCGTGGTTTTTCAAGCCCCCATACCAATATAATTATCTTGGACGAATACCAGAAAGAAGAATCCGACTATTACCGGCGGGGTGAGGGTGTGGGCCTTGCCAACATTTATGAGACAGTCAACCGTAACCGCGAATTGCAAGGGCAAAAGCCCCTGACGCTGTTGTGTATGTCGAACGCTGTTGGCATGGCAAACCCCTATTATATGCAGTGGGAAATTACAGATACGGTTGAAAAGATGATCGGCAAGAAAGAGCGCGTCAAGCTGTTGGCCGATAAAGGCATTTTGTTAGTCGATCTTGTAGATAGTCCCATTGCAAAAGAGAAAGCCAATACGGCCCTCTATAGGTCCATGACCGGCACAGATTTTTACAGGTCCGCTATTGAAAACCAATACAGCGCCGAGGAAAAAAGTCTTGTTGTATCCCGGCCCCTCCGGGAATACTACCCACTTGTTCAAATTGGGCGGTGCTGCATCTATGAGCATAAGAGCAAACCCCTTTACTATGTTTGCCGCCACAGGTCGGGCGAGATGCCCACATACGGCACTGGCGATTATGAGCGTAAACGATTCAGGGCCGCGTATGGGTATATCTGGCCCGCGTACTTGCAGCGACAACTTGAATTTGAGCGATACTCGGATGAAATTTTCTTTCGCGAGTATTGCGGTACTTGACTTTTTTACACAGTCGATATATACTAAATATAATCCCAGGTGCCCACAGGCAGCCCCCAGAAGGGGCGGGCGAGCGTCAGCCAGCGCGTGAACCTGGGATTTACTTGTATCTGTAAGGGAGGTGCACAAAATGGATGCCAATACTGTGATTCAGGCTATTTCTAATGTGGGGTTTCCTATCGCTGCTTTTCTGCTGATGTGGTATCAGTGTAATACCGTTGTCAAGGAGAACACTGCGGCTATTACCGAGATGCGGCTTGCCCTGGACGACATCAAGAAGGAGAGCTGACTATGGGTTGTTATATCATTTTTGCCCAGTCGATCACAAACGAGCGTGCTTTTCTGCTGGCTGACCTTTGTACTCGTTTGGGCATCGGCTATTATAGCGACTGGGCAGACGTCGCCCACACGCGGCAGTGCTGCGCGGTGGGTCCTCTTTCCAAAGGAGACAAAGACCAGGTCGTTAAATGCCTGGCACATGACACATACGTTGTAATGGAGGCGACCAAAGTTGAAAATCAGTGAAAAAGCAGCCCTCGCAATGGCCGGATACACCAAAGCAGAGATCGAAGCTATGGAGCAGCCCGTGCCGCAGCCCGTGCCGCAGCCCGTGCCGCAGCCCGCACCGCAGCCCGCACCGCAGCCCGTGCCGCAGCCCGCACCGCAGCCCGCACCGCAGCCCGTGCCGCAGCCCGTGCCGCAGCCCGTGCCGCAGTATGATGGACTCGAAACCCTGTTGCAGCAGATTTTGCAGGGCCAGCAGACCAGCGCCCAGGCAATGCAGACTATGACCCAGACGTTGCAGGCAAACGCGCTTGGCCTTGGCATCCAGCAGCAGCCGGCGGCAGATGCCGCTACTGTGACAGCCCGAATCATCGACCCGACTTATGGAAAGGAAGTGAAGTAATATGCCCGCTGGTATGGATTTTGCGGACATTGCCGCAATTCTGACAGAGATTAACAAGCTTGCCACCGGGCAGGAGCAGAAGTTGCCCATCGTGGACACATTCAGTTTCGTTTCTGTTGCACAGGCCACGTTGAAGACCGGTGCCGACAACTACACCAAGGCGATCAGCCAGGTGTTGGGCCGCACTATCTTTGCCGTCCGTCCCTATGACGCACCCCTGAAACGCTTGCAGGTTACGGGCGACGACTGGTCTAACCATGTGCGGAAGATCAATTTCTGCGACACTGACCCCGTCACCGATAAGGCGTGGGCGCTTACGGAAGGCCAGAGCGTGGATATGTACGAAGTCCACAAGCCTAAAGTTCTTCAGACTAACTACTATGGCCAGACCAATTACAGCCGCGTATACACGCAAGCTGATACCCAGATGGAAGCAGCGTTCAAAGGCCCCGAGGAACTGGCGCAGTTCTGGTCCTCTTTCGTGCTGCATCTGTCGAACCAGATCGAGGCGGACCGGCGTAACCTTGCCAATAACCTGATGGCCAATCATCTGACCGGCATGACTAAGGCCGACCCGAAAAGCGTCATTTATCTGCTTGATGAGTACAACGCCCAGCAGGGCACGAAACTGACCGTGCAGGACGTGTACAAAGAAGCAAACTTCCCGGGGTTTGCCAAATATGCCTATGGCCGTATCAACGATATTTCCCGCCTGATGAAGGAACGCTCCATCAAATGGCATCAGAATTGGACGATCGGCGACACGACGTACAACATCATGCGCCATACTCCGTACGATCGCCAGCACCTCTATCTGTACAGCGGTGCGCAAAGCCAGATTGATGCCCGCGTGATTCCCGAGGTGTTCCATGATAACATGCTGAAATACCGCGACGCGGAGCAGGTTACGTTCTGGCAGAACATCAACGAGCGCGAGACCATCGTTGCGACTCCTGTTGTGACCAACATCAACGGGGCATCCTACAAGAATCCCGCGGTAAAGCTCACCAATGTGTTTGGGTGCCTGCTGGATTGGGATACAATCGGCTACACTCCGAAGCTGACCCGCGTGGTCCCGACCCCCATGAACGCCCGCGGCCTGTATACGAACTTCTGGTATCATTACGGTTGGTCGTGGTACGATGACTTCACCGAGAACGCCGTTCTGTTCCTGATGACCGACGGAGACGTCACTGAGTCGAGCGATACCCAGGCGTCAACAGCCCCCACCCTGAAAACCACCACGCACAAGGACGAGGACCCCTCGAAGTCCTGACCGGCACCGGCGGGCAGATGCCCGCCGGTTATTTTATAGGAGGTGCAAAATGCAAGCTATATTTTACCAGTTTGCAAAGCGCACAAACAGCACAAAGCGGCCCAGCGGTGGGCAGGAGTTCGGAATTGACCTTAAATCCCCTTGCAACATCATTGACCCCGAGATCAAGATTGCAACACACAGCGACCCCACCGGGTTCAATTATTGCTATCTTCCCACATTCAGCCGATATTACTGGGTAAAGAACTGGACATATTCCGATGCGCTCTGGACTGCGTCGTTGACTGTTGATACGCTGGCAAGCTACCGCGACCAAATCGGCAATAGTACGGAGTATGTCACAAGATCGTCTGCGCAGTATGATGGTACAATTTCAGATGGACTTTACCCGGCATCGGCTAAAGTGCAAAGTGTAACAACCGCTTTTCAAGGTGGCTTTGCGGAAACAATTAGCGGGGGATTCTTTGTTATTGGGTTTATAGCTAAAGCCGCAAACTCCATTGGGGCTATTACATATGCAGTAATGACCCCTACAAATGCCAAAAAACTATCTGCAAAATTGCTGACTGATGTGTCATACCTTAGTATTGACAATACGGAAATTAGCGACAGTTTAACAAAGGTTCTTTTTAATCCCTATCAGTATATCGTAAGTTGCAATTACTTTCCATTTGACATCGCCGAACTCACCGCACATTTACCGCTTGTTTCAAGTGTAGATGTCGGGTGGTGGTCGATAGACGTTCCATGTTGGATTTTGGGAGAAGATAATAACAAATTAACAAAATCGGTGAGCGTGAGTATCCCGAAGCACCCTCAAGCGGCAAGCCGCGGAGGGTATTGTAATGCATCCCCCTACACGGACTACACTATCTTCTTGCAGCCCTTTGGAGTGATACCTCTTGACGCATCTAAACTGTGGGGCGCTGTCACCTTATCTATACAATATATGGTTGACCTTTTTACCGGCGACAGTATTTTACGTATATTCACCAACGCAAATCAGTTAGTACACGAAACGACAGCAAAATTAGGTGTTTCTATTCAACTATCTAATATTACTTTTGGCATCCCCTCAGGTACCAACGGACTGCTTCAAACCGGTATTGCTGCTGCGTTTGGAGGTCTACAGGCCGCGTTTTCCGGTGGTTCTATTTCTGACGTTGGAAATGGTATTTTAAATGCTGCACAGGCAACTAATGCAGATGTAGCGAGCAAGGGCGCAACGGGGTCCACAATAGCTTTTGATACAATCCCTTATATAGTTGCCCGTTTTAAAATTCTTGTGGACGACAACAACGAGGACCACGGCAGGCCCCTTTGCCAGCGCGTCCAGCTGTTCAGTATTCCGGGGTTCATTATGGTAGATGATCCCGACATTGCATTAACCGCGACAGCCGCCGAGATTGACAGCGTCAAAAGCTATATGAAAAATGGGTTCTTTTTAGAGTAGGAGGCGTAAACAATGGCAGTATATAAACAGTGTATTACTGACGTGTCGCCAATCAGAGTGACCGCCGGTTATCCGGCGTACTCGGACGGCAGCCCCCACCGGGGCATTGACACGGTCCACGGTAATCGCAAAGCATACGCGCCCGAGTCGGGCGTTGTGGTCGTGGCGCAGCACTGGAATGGCAGCACCTCCGGCGACCAGTCCTGGGGCAATATGATCAAAGTCAGAATGGCCGACGGCACCACCTGGCGAGCTGCACACTTTGCTTCGCAGATTTGGAACGTGGGCGACACGATTACAAAGGGTCAGTTTATTGGCACACAGGGGCAGACTGGATACGCAACGGGCATTCACACGCATTGGGAGTACGCCGATGCCGCCGGAAACCTGCGAGACCCTTCCGGCATTATCAGAATCCCGAATCAGGTCGGCACATGGGACGTCGAATGGGATTCCGGCGGAGGACCTGGCCCTGGGCCGGGTCCCGGGCCGGGGCCAGGGCCGGGACCATGGCCATCCGGTAAGTTGCCTATTTGGTTGCTGTTTAAAATGGCAAAAGGGAGAGGCGTACGATGAACAATAATGTGATGTTTTCCAGCAAGACGGATGTGTGGGCGACGCCGCAGAGATTCTTTGATGAGTTGGACAGGGAGTTTAACTTTGAGCTGGATGTGTGCGCCACGCCGGAGAACGCGAAGTGCAGGAGATTCTACACGAAGGAACAGGACGGACTTGCGCAGCCTTGGACGGGCCGGGTGTGGTGCAATCCGCCGTATGGCCGGGAAATTGGCAAGTGGGTGAAGAAAGCCTTTGAAACTGCTGCGCGGGGGGGATTAGTGGTAATGCTGCTACCCGCGCGGACAGATACGAGGTGGTTCCATGACTACATATACGGAAAGGCGGAGGTTCGGTTCATCCGCGGGCGGCTGAAATTTGGCGATAGCAAAAACAGTGCGCCTTTTCCGAGCATGGTTGTGATTTTTGGAGAGAAAGGAGGTCGTCTGTTATGAGTGCGCCCTACAGCTATGAGCAAATCAACGCTCATGTGTCGCCGGTGACTCCCTCCGTGATGCACACCAAGGGCAACAGCTTATCCTATTATTTCCGCAAATATCTGTTCCTTGAAGCTGTGTCTATGGTCCGCTGGACGCTCCCCGACACATGGCCCAGTAACCGCTTGCAATATCTTGTTTTTGGGTCCGGTGGTGTTACGGTGTTCAATACTGACCGCTATGGCCTGGTATATGACCGAATGGGATTGACCGGCATAAACATTTTTTATAATCCCACACACTCTATCATTGCAAACCCTTTTATCAAAGGGTCCCCCTATTTGCAAATCGGAAAGCAGTGTGAGATCATCAATTTGCAGCCCGATTACCGCGGTATGGTGGATATTGTTGCCTATTATGGGGATATGATGGCCCTTGCTGCCCAGACCATCCAGAGCAATTTGATCAACAGCCGGTTGGCGTATGTGTTCGCAGCTGGTAACAAGTCAGGCGCAGAATCTTTTAAAAAGATGTTCGACCAGATCATGCAGGGCGACCCCGCAGTTTTTGTGGATTCCTCGTTGCTCAAAGCGCCTAAAAATGGGGCATCCGGGCAGGCCCCATGGATGTACTTTGCGACAGACCTTAAAGGGAACTTCATCACTAACGAACTGTTGACAGCCCTTAAAACCATTAAAGCCCTGTTCGATACTGAAGTAGGCATCCCCAACACCAACACAAGCAAGAAAGAGCGGATGTTAACCGACGAAGTCAATTCTAACAACGTTGAGACAGCCGCCAAAGCGTCGCTATGGTTGGACAGCTTGCAGCATGGGTGTGAGCGAGTACACAAGCTCTTTGGAATTGACAAATCTACTTTATGGGTCGATTGGCGTTTTCCGCCCGATACTGGGGCGCAGGAGGTGAACAACGATGCACGCAACGTTGAGCTTTAACGGCCTGTTGGCAAGATACCCGAAACTGTTCGACGACTTGAAAGTCCCTGACAGTGTATCTAAAGAAACTGTCTGCAATCAATTACTCTTTGATACGCTGGAATTGGAGGTATTATACGCGGATGGCCCCACTATGCGCAGGGCGCTGGGCGTCTATTCTGAAACCATGCTCCCGAGCTGGATCCGGTACGCCAAGGCGCTGGGCCTTGAATACGATGCTTTGGCATCCGATGACCGAACCAGAACCACCGACCATGCAGGAACCAGCGGCGGCACAATCAACCGTACAAACGGCGTGAAGGGAACAACTACCCGAGCGCCTAACCTGACCACCACCGGCCAGAATACAGGCAGCGACAGCACTACACGGGATGTAACGGGGTTTGACAGCGGGACATTGCAAACCGCTGAAAAGAGTACAACGGCCCTGGGAACTGGGAACACCATTACCAGCAGCGGCACGGACACGACCACCACCGATCAGACAACCGCCGATATAAGCGCTTCCGAATTGCACGACGGCTACAAAGACACCGTGACCGAGAAGGGCCGGGCAGGACGGGACCCGCAAGACCTTATTGCCAAAGAGTTGACCCTTGCAATGGAGAACGCCGTTCATAAAATCGTTACGGACATCCGGGCAAATTTTTGTTTGCTGGTATATTAAGGAGATGTGATTTATGAATATTAATCCTATTCACAAAGCGCCCTACACCAATTTCCATGATCTCAATCTTGATTGGATTATGGACGAGCTGAACGAATTCAACACCAAACTGTCGGATTTCGTCAGCCTGGCCACGATCAAGTACGCAAACCCGATTCAGTGGAACATCACCAGCCAGTACGAAGCAAACACCGTTGTTGTGGACAGCACCGGCAACGCATATCTTTCTGTGAAGCCGGTTCCCTCTGGTGTTTCTCTGGACCGCACCGAGTTCTGGACAAAAATTGGCAATTTCGATGCGCTTTGGGCCAATGTCAAACAGGCCATTACTCCCAACGATGAGGGACACAGCCCCACCGCAACAGCCGCAAGAGCTGTCAACGATCTTGTCTGGGTCAATGGGGCGCTTGTACGTGTCACAAGAGCAATGAACGCCGGTGATGCCTACGCGCCCGGCTCTAACTGCGTTAGCAGCTCAACAAATGAAGTTCTGCACTACCTTATCACTGCATTTAATGAGGGCTTGAGCGCAGAGAAAACGGCCCGGGAAAACGCCGACACGCAACTTCAGACGGCGATTGACACCGAAAAACAGGCCCGGGAGAATGCCGACACCCAGCTTCAGACGGCTATTAACACGGAGAAAACGGCCCGGGAAAACGCCGACACCCAGCTTCAGACGGCTATTAACACGGAGACAACGGCTCGGGAGAACGCCGACACGAAGTTGCAACATAGCATCAATCAAATACAGACGTATATATCGGCGCTGGGAGCAGGTATTAAAGCAAACGATCAGAGCGCCGCAGCACAAAATACATCGACGCTACAACAGCTGTTGGATGCCGGACATACAGTATATTTCCCGAGCGGAACTTATTATATGTCAGATACCCTATATATGAAAAGAGGTTGCGGAATAATCGGTGAAAACATGCGCGACACAGCCATTATATGGATCACCGCCAGCGATGGAATTATTTACGACCTCGAATACAAAGCCCCCCATACATACGATGACATTTATTTTACAATTCGTATCGAATCGCTGGCGCTTTATGGAGTAGGGGCCACCAACGGGGCAGGAAGCGGCATTTATATCCGTAACAAAACATGGATGATCACCGCAAACCAAAATAACGAAGAATATCGCAAGATCAAAGGCGATTCCTATGCGCTGGAGTGCCGCAATAGTGTTATCAGGGACATTATCGTATCTGGGTGGTCCATTGGCATCAATTCGAGCTTATATATTGCATATGTATCCATTATCAATGCGTTTGTCGATACCTGCGATTTGGGAATCGACGCAAAATTTTCTGATTCGGAATTATGTAATATTGTAGTAACTTTTTGCTATAATGGCGTTTTGTGCGAAACCGAAGCAAACAAATGGTGTAACCTGGCGATTAAGATGAACGGATGGCGTGCATCTTATGATGCTTCACACACCATTACGGGATCAATCGCCTTACATTTGTATCACGCAAAACGTGAACTATTTTGCAACACTGAGGTACAGGAGAGCTACGCTAACGGAGTAGTTGTCGAACAAACAAGTAATAGCATCGTGTTTTCCGGATTATTGCTTGATGCGAATGGATTTAAGGTTCCTGCAGGATCCGAGACAAATAATATCGGCATCCAAATACTGGGAGGGTGCTACAATATTCGGGGCACGATCATTGCTACAAACAAAAATGATGTAAAATGTCAGCGTGTCGGCATTTATGTATCATCCAATTGTGGCAATATTGATCTCCAATATGCCGAATATGAACAACAGATTAGCGCATGGACCCTTGGCCGGAATACTTGCCGCAGCATCACTACTGCCAAAATCAACAATATTACCAAGCTGACAGCCACAAACTTTACAAATGGGACTGACGCAAGTTATGCATCTTTCGATGGCCGGCATTTGCATATTGCAATTCACGGCTTTTTCATCGCTAACGTCCCTAAAAACACAAAAATTTCTGTCGCGCCCGCGTTTGGTGATATACCTTTTGCAAACCTCCCCGGCAACGTTTACAGAGACATGTATTTGTATAATTCCACCGACAACGCACTTGTGCCTGCATACTACGATAATACTACCGCAAGTGTTATCATTAAGGACCCTGTAGCAACCGGCAAACAGATCAACTGTGAAATTACATTTGATATGCTTTAATATCTTGTAATAGTCCCTATTTAGTGCCCACTCCCCTACCCTAAGGGGTGTGGGTACTATATTTTGTGTCTATTGACATTTTGCACAAAGATTTAGCCGTTGGGGAAGAAAATTTTGTGCATTTTGCTATTACGTGTCCC